GCCAGACCCAACTTATTTGCTCGTTTGCGTAGTGCCTTTGCTCCTGAAAAAGAGGAAAGGAACATTCATAACTTCCTTAGCAATAATGCGTTTCACTCGGTCACACCAAGAACAGGTCTGACTCAAGGTCAAGACTCCCTTCAACTGAATGCGGTTTACGCTTGCGTAAGTAAGATTGCCGACACCATAGCTAGTATGGATGTCACGGTCGAACGTGTTCAGGCAAACGGTGGTCGCGAACCATTAGTTGATCACCCCTTAACCAAGACGTTAGGTGTTTCTCCAAACCCTTTAATGGGTGCTTTTGAATTTTGGCAAATGATTATAAGCGATGCGCTTCTTTACGGAGAAGGCAACGCAATCATCATGCCTAACGGCAAGGAGATGTATTGGATTCCGGCTACCGATATGAGTTATACGGTAGACACCAAAAGTGGCACTCGGTTTTACTCTTACACAGGCGCTCCAAGCCCCGTCCCACAAGAGCAAGTCCTCCAAATCAAGGCTTTCCGAGGCTTATCACCCACATACACTCAGCTTCAAAACCTAAGAACAGCTAAATCTATACAGGATTTCGCTTCTACTTTCTTTGATAATGGCGGTATGCTTGGCGGCATACTCAGCACAAAAGAGCACTTGAGCATCGACCAAATGCGTGAAGCTCAGTCTCGTTGGGAGATGGAGTACATGGGGTCAGGTAACGCTCACAAAGTGGCAATACTCGGTGGCGGCTTTACCTATCAACCAATAACCGTCCCTCTTGATCAGTTGCAGTTTTTGGATATGAAGAAGTTCTCGACTGAAGAGATCGCTCGTACATATTCTATTCCACCAGCGATGATCGGTATGGAGGGAAACACCGCCTATAGCAACTATGAGCAACAAGTGCTGCAATTCTTTCAAGGGTGTATCCTGCCCTGGGTGCGTCGAATCGAACTCGAAGTCGAACGCAAACTGCTGCGGAAAAAAATGCAGTGCCGTTTCAATGTCGATGCATTGCTACGTGCGGACAGCGCGAGCCGGGCTGCTTTCTACTCTTCGCTCTTGTCTTCGGGCGTTTTATCGATAAATGAGTGCAGGGCTAAAGAAGGTCTTTCACCAGTCGATGGTGGAGACAATTTACACATTCAAATGAACCAATTGCCGTTGTCATCAATGAATGATTATGCGGCATCTGTAACAAATAACAATGGCTGAATTTTTCTACAACTTAGAAGTATATAACGCACGTCCTCAAGGGGAAATAGACCGAATCGGTGTTAAAGGAACTAATCGCTCGGGCGCAACTAATTGGCATTTTCAACATACTGCTGATGAAGCAACTGAGCAATTAGCTTACGGTACATTCCTTGCGGCATACGCAACCGCCGTACCCACTGCGCCAGGTCACATTGATACAATATTAAAAACTGGTGACGCTTCTCTTCTCGCAGCTCTAACTCTGAGCGCAACAACTACTAATGACGCGGTTGCAACAACCGGGCCGTGGAGCGAGAAATTAGGCAAGGGCGTTTATGGCTATAAGATCGGTGTTTCAGCAACTGACATGGCTGACGCTGTTGCAAATACTGTGGCACACGACCTAGCCTAACTAATCAGTATGGCTCGAACATTCAAAGGCTATCCTAAGTCTGCTCGCAATAGAGCTGCGGCTGCCCTTCGTCACAAAGAAAAGACGAACACAAGCTGCGGAACAAAGGTGGGTTGGACTCGCGCTACGCAGTTATCGAGCAATTCTGCCATCACGCTATCAACGGTAAAAAGGACTTTCTCATTTCTATCGAGAGCCAAGACTTACGACCAAGGGAAGTTTACGGACGAGAAAGGAAAAGACATATGCGGATCAATCATGTACGCTGCTTGGGGCGGTGATAGCATGAAGACTTGGTGCGAGAAGATAATTAAAAGAGAAACATGAATAATCTAGAAAAAAGATCCATTTCAGTGGACGTTGAGGTTCGTTCAAATGACGATGGTAAAACTATCGTGGAGGGCTACGCGGCACGTTTTAATGAAGAGACCACTATTGGCGGTCGATTCGCGGAACGTATTGCAAGAGGTGCATTCGACAGCACTGACATGACACAAACAGTAGCACTCTTCAATCACGACTACAACCAACCTCTCGCTCGAATGGGATCTGGTTTGCAGTTAGACATTGATGAGAACGGACTCAAATACCGCTTTGAACTTGGAGAACAGACCTACGCCAAAGACTTGGCAATTAACATCCGAGAAGGCATTGTCGCTACAAGCAGCTTTGGCTTTACTATCGAAGACGATAGCTGGGAGAAACGCGATGACGGACTCAACCTCCGAACAATCAACTCAGTAAACGTCCTGTATGACGTTAGCCCAACCACCCAAGGAGCGTATGATACCACTGAAGTTGGACTGCGCTCAATGGCTGATGCGCTTGAAGTCGAAGAAGAACTTGAAGCATTGGAAGAAGAACGTATCGCACAGCAAGAAGTGGAAACGCCAATGGCTGAAGAAATCGAAGATCCTGTAGATGAGCGTCAATCAGAATCCATGTATGGAGACAAGGAGGACGAAGAAGACGAGGCTGAAGAGATGAAGATGCAGGAAGAAGAGGAAGAGGAGGAAAAAATGCAGGAAGAGGAAGAAGACGAGGAAGAGGAGGAAGAAGACGAACGAAATAAAGAAAACCCAGAGCCGGAGGCTCGTAATACTAATATCTCAAACTCAAATAATATGAAAGAGAAAAAAGCGCCTGCCGTAGTGCAAGCGATGGGGGATAAAGCCCCTGTAGTCCGTGCCCAATATAATCTGGGCAAGGCAATCCGTGAAGCTGCCTCTGGCAACCAACTTACTGGTCTAGAAGCAGAAATGTCGCAAGAAGCGGCACTTGAATTCCGAAACGCAGGTATCGTACCAGCAGGTAATGGAATTCACATTCCTACTATGATGTTACGTGCTGATGAAGTGCCTATGGCAACGGCAGCATTAGTAGATTCCAGTGATGATCCCCTTGCAGCCAATGTGGGTCAAGCTATCGCAACTGAAATCCAAGGGCCAGTAGCCAAGTATCGTCCCGATACAATTGCTGATGCACTCGGTGTTCGACTAATCACGGGCGTAACCGGAGATATCTCTATCCCCGTGCAGACAGCGAATGTCACAGCAGGTAAGACAGCAACTGAAATCGCAGCGGTAGACTCTAGCAATATTGCTCTAAGTTCTGTGAATCTTTCTCCTGAGCGATTCGCAGCTCACACGAAAGTGACTCAGCAGTTGTTGGCACAAAACAGCTTCGACTTGGATTCATTCCTCGCTGCTGATATCCGTCAAGGACTTGCGCTGGCGTACAACGCACACTTGGTCACTGCAATTGGAGGTATTACAGCAGTTGACGCTGAAGCTTCGGGTGCTTTAGTAAACACAGTGGATGTGCCATTCCTTTTGGAATCACAATTGCGTGATGGCGATGTACCATACGAGCAAGCTAAGTTCCTTACCGATGCAACTGCTTTCCGCGCTATGCGTCAAGCGGCTTTGGATGCAGGTTCAGGTTTGTTTGCTGCTGACGGACGTAACTCTATTATTGGCTACGACACCGTAGTGAATTCAGCCGTAACTAACGGATCGGTTTATATGATGAACCCAGCCGATTTGGTATGTGCAGAGTGGGGCGGTATCTCGCTTATCGTTGATCAATTCACTGAGGCCGAGAAAGGAATTGTCCGAATTATCGGGGCGATGTATGCCGATTGCAAAGTCCTCCGCAACGCTGGAGTAAAGGGATACACTAACGTAAACTAATCGAAAAGAGGGGTCAGGAATGGCTTGACCCCTTTTTTTTAACCTTTTCTACATTGGTAATAAGTAAAACACAATCTGCCCTAACAAGCACTGATTTGATATCTGCCGAAATGGTACGGTATCATGTTCGTGCTGTGTCTAACGACGAGGATACTTTATTGGGAATCTATACGGATTCAGCAATTAGCTATTGTGTTTCGCAGACCAACCGAAACATCGGTAGCAATACGTTTACCGTTATGCTTCATAAAGGCGAAGCAGCGTACCCTATATACTTTCGAGGTGTAACCGGGGCGGTGACTTCCTTCACTTTAAAATACCTGAATACATCAGGTAATTACGTAGATGTACCATCCGCGAACTTCAGGGTTCAAAGTGACGTGTACCCTACCCTACTTGAGTTCATTGATTGGAGTCCATCCGACATCAGCGAACAAGACAAATATGTCTATAAAATCACATTCACGGCAGGAGAGACATTAAGCTCTCAGCCGAAGCAATTCACCCAAGCTGTGTTACTGTTAGTCGGTCACTTCTACAACCAAAGAGAGGGCGAAATCATCGGTGCAATCAGTGGTGAAATCAAAATCGGTGTCAACCGTCTATTGGAGTCAATCCGTAAGTTCTAATGAGAGCTGGATTACTACATAATCAGGTTAACATCAAAAGAGGTACGTATTCAGTAGACTCCTTCGGTGACCGCACTCGTACACTATCGAATATAGTGACGGGTTTGTGGTGCAGTATAAAATACATCGGCACTCCATCGGCTGGTGCATCGGAAGAAGAAACGAACGATCAAACCACAGGTAAGATCAAGATTGAAGTCACATGCCGCTATTTCGGACTAGGTGACGCGGGTAACGTGGGTTTGAAGTTTGACGATGTAGTAGAGCACATGGGTGGTCTATTTGACATCTACAGCATCCACGTTATCGGCAGAAACGAGCTGTATAAGATTCGTGCAGAGTTGCGCGATGACGAGCAGGTACTTGAGTTTTCTAATCTAAACGCACCGAACGCATAATGTCGAGTTTCAAATCAACATTCGAGTTTGACGCTCGTTCAATTAAAGATTTCAAGCGCACCATGCTACGCCTGAAAAAGATTAAAGACCGAGAGGATTTAATCGTCAAGGCCGCGAAAAGCGCTGTCGTTCCGTGGAGAGCTACGATGCGCTCAAATATGTACAACACAATTGACAGGGTTACCGGTAAAATGGAGAAGTCCATTGGCATCCAGAAATACAAAGACAAGCGCTCGGGACGTATTGGTGCTCAGGTTGGCCCTTCACGAAGTCGCAGGAGTCCTGATGCCAAAGGCGGTCAAGGCTGGAGAGTTCACTTTTTCGCTACACCAGCGAAGCAAATGAAGTCCGAGCATAAGATACCCTTTCAAAACATATACAGAAAGAAATCCTTTATGGTCGTTCGCAGAATGCAAATCAACATGAAGAACGTAATCAAGCACGTTCAAAATCCAAATAATCCCTTAAAGCTACTATAAATGGCAAATATTTCATCAAACAAACTAGGCGTCTTTCTCATAGAGCCTGGGTCAACATCACCACTAGA